TTTTTATATCAACTGCCATTATGCGCCCATCCTTTCACTTTTCAGCCCTCCGGCTCTGTCGGGGCCGTTCCAACAACCGCCAGCCTGAACGCGCTTTTCAGCTTAATCACATGATCGCCCCAGGCTGTCACGACAAAGTAGTATTCGCCCTTTTTCACATCTTTGTCAGTGTCATACATAGTGCCAATGTCATAGTTTTGCTTGGAATACCTGAAATCACCGACAACCGGAATTGTGGCCCGGTCATTGAACACAACCGGAATTCCAATTATTTCTTCCGGCTTTTTGCCAAACAGGGCTTCCGCGCCATTCGCAAGGTCAATGATCATATTGGTATAGTCAAACCTCCGCATGACCACCGCAGCATTGCCAGCAAAGAAATCAGCAAGGTCACCATATGCCTCCAAAATTGCTTTTAACATATTGTCACCATATACTTTTTTGATTGCATTCTGCGTTGAGTAGAAACTCATGTGTGCGTGGGTGGCATCGGGCGCGGTATCGAAGGCGCGCATTTTTTCTTTGATTGCCAGCGCAGAGCGCAGCCCGTTTTCAACGGTACCGGCTATGTCCAGCGGGGAACCGTGCAACACGGTATCTTTTATGGTCGCGCTGATCTTGGTCTTAAACCGCCCATAGCTGATCGTTTCACCATCGGTTTCAATTTCTTTGGCAACCTCTTTATCCGTGACATCAGCAAGGTCAGCCTCTTCGATGGTGAAATTCATTTTCGGCTCCTCAAGGCCGGTGATGTTGCTGGAAGGCTCAATTGTACGCAGGCTATTTGTTTCAAACGGTTCCGTCAGGATTTCTGTTGCCATATTGGTGGGCAAAAACCTATCACCATATCCCAAGTCAGCATCAGAAGCGGGGATTGCGCCCAACCCGCCGTACTCTTTTGTCACGCGGGAAACATCGCCGCCCATCAGGGCCACTTTGTAAAATTCGCCCTTCGCCTTTTGGATGCTCTTTTTCGGGTCAGCATCATTGGCGGCTTTCTGTTGCACCTGTTCTTTGCTTTTGCGTTCCTCCGCATCGTGCGTTTCTTTGATCGCGTCAAAACGCTTTTGCAGTTCGTCACGCTTGGCAATGCGTTCATCCACCTTTTCAACCGGTGTTTCAGGATTTCCGGCATTTTCGGCTATCCAATTGGCTTCAACATCTATCTGGGCGCCAATCTCGGCCATTTTTTCTTTCATAGCGTAAAGTGTCATTGTGTATCTCTCCTTTTTGTGAATTTCTTGTTTTCTTCCAAAATCTGTTTTCTGTGGCGGCGTTCCTCACTGTCCATGGCGGTATTTTTGAATTTCTGCACAACGGCATCAAGCTTTTCGCCATATGGTTCAAGGTCTGCTGCCATCAGGACTTGAAACGCCTTTTCCACATCGCCGCTTGTGCAATGCTTTGTCACACCGGCGCCACGTTGTGCAGGAACGGCAACAAACGAGAATTCATAAGCATCAACCGGGTTTTCCAAAATCCCGTAACATTGTTTTCCATCATATTCAAAGCCTTTATCATGCCCGTTTTCGCAGCCCCACCAAGTAATGGAACCGCCGCAGATCGAACAAACGCAGCTTTCAACAGAAAAACCAACAGAAACTTCCTTCAAAATCCCGCCTTCAATTTTTGAAATGATTTCCGCCGTTGAATCATCGCGCAATATATACGCATAGCCTTTCAGTACCTTTTTTTGTTCGCCCTGGCTGGTTTTTCCGCCGCCGTTCTCTACTTCAACCTTGTATAATCGTGCAACCTGATTTTTGGCACTTCTCGCGTGATCAAAAATACCCGTCTTTCCAACAAAAAGCGGCGCAAGTTTTTCAAGGCTTTGTGTCGTTATCAAATCAAAGTCACGGTCAATTTCGTTGTCGCATAAGGTGACAGCAAAAGCAAAAACATCCTCCGGCGTGAGTTCTTTTAAGCTATGCTGGTTAATCAGCGCAATATCAGCGTTGATTTCAACTGATTTCTTGCTGACTTCCATCATCTTTTGTATCTTGCTCATTATCTTTATTTCCTCCGGTATTTTCGTTTACAACCAAATTTGGATTGTCCACCATAAACGACAGGGGAACAAGGTCACGGCTTACAAAATACACATCCCCGTTTTTAATTTTGGATTCGCCTTTTGCAGTTCTGATATCATTCGGGCTTTTTGAACCGCTACGCAATTCCTTTAGATTGACCTCCGCTTGCGTTTTTGCGTCCGCGCGCAAGATGGTGTCCATATTGAACTTGAAGTGATATTTGCGCTTGCGTTCCTCCGGCGTAAGCAGTTTTTTATTAAATTCCTGCTCGTAGGCCGTGACAATCGGCAGCATCGTCAGCGAAAGAAATTCAAGCATTTGCTGTTCCATGGTGGAAAATGACGAATCAGAATAATCACCCAGCAAATGAGGGGGGATATTATATACCATTGCAACTTTGCTTCGAGTGATCTTCTCTACCTCAAACAGCCGTGTATCAACCGGGGAAAGGTTCAATGCCTTTGCTTGTACGCCGCTTTCAAGCATTAAGATATTGCCGCCTGTGTCCTTGTATACGTCCAAAAAGCTTTTGATCATTTCTTTGCGCTGATCTGTTCCAAGCTGGGCCGGTGCTTCAAGCACAACCGCCGCGTTAATTCCTTTTTCCAATTGCGAAACACTGAATTTCTGTATTTCGTCAGCATATGAAAGGGTATTGAACAAAACAGAAACCGGATTTACACCCGTATAGCCATTCGTGGAAATAAATGGAATATGAATCATGTAATATGCGTTGATGTAGTATGTCGCGCCTGTTTCCGGCTGCACCTTATACCACAGTTCGCCATCTTCATCATTCAAAACAGGCGTTACGCGCGCTGGGTCAAGCACATCCAGCCGTACCAGCTTCATATTTGAATCCAGCACTTTCAGCGCGTAGCAATTGCCATAGGTGCAGCGGCAAGCCTCCATGGTTTTGAAAAAATTACTGCTTGTCATGTTGCTGTTCGGCGCATATTTCAGAATATCATTCAATTCATTGTTTTTTGCCGTTGTGCCTTGGTAAAGCTGTATTGGCATCGCGGAAAGTGCGTTGCTGATGCGCGATATAGCAGAAAACAACAATTCGCTGTTGCGTAGCGTATAATCTCCGCGTAAAAAATGCGGAAAACTAAAAGGCATTCTCACCCTGATCTGCTTAACTGCTTCCTTGGGCGGCTCTGCCGATTTGCGGCGATTGAATAATCCCATGTTTTATACTCCTATTTCAAATTGATCACTGTCGCAAGCGATTTGTCCGGCGATATCTGAACCGGATGTTTGCGCAGATATTCCGTATGCGCATCCAACAGCGCGGCGAACCCGTCAATTTTCCTGTATTTATTTTGCTTTGTGGGAAGGTATGTAGCATTGTGGCCCCTCTTCGTAAGCTTCACGTTGCCAAGATACCAATTCAGCATACGGTTATTGTTATGAATAATGTTTCCATCTAAAAACCGTTCTTTCAGGTTGTCCAGGGGGGCCGTAAGCGTCAATTCGCCTTGCCGCACTTCATTCAGCACAAAACCATGTTCGCGCATCAAATTCACCAGCAAAAACGCTTTTGCCGGGTCAAAACCGATGCTATCTATACGGAAAAGCTTTGATTGCTCCACAAACCATTGAAAAACTAGATTATAATCAACGTATTCACCGGGTACAATTGTTAAAAGGCCCTCTTTTTCAAGATTGTACCAATCAAGCTTTTCATTATCTGCCTTCACCTTTTTTTCAGGAACCCAAGAATGGGATAATACAAAAAAATCATTCTCTGGCAACGGAAACTCCAAACAAGCAGATGTGAAATCCTCCGTTTCAGACAAATCAAATCCGCCATAACATAGTTCGCCTTTTAACACTTGTAAGGCGATTTCACGGTTATTTTTTTGAATGGTTTCTGGCATCAAGAATGACAGTTCATCCACATTTACAAAAACATTTAACTGCTTATTGATGAAGTTCGCGCGCTGGGCCGGTATCAGCTTGTCACGTTCCCATTCATCAATCAGATCGTCAAGAATGAGCAGTTTGCCTAAAGATGGGTTTGCCTTTATCCAGCAATTCACATCATCCGGGTCATCCTCTTCATCAATTTCAGCAATATATACAAACGTACGATCTGCCGCGCGCTGGGATATAGCCGCATCACCTTCAAGGATTTTGCGGCCCAAATCATAGTAATCCATCAACGGGCCATCAATTACGGTTCCCAATGTGGTAATATATAAAATCAATGGTTGGCGGCGTTTTATGATCTTTTTCTTGATTACGTTGATCAGCTTGTAATCCCGGTATTCCTGCAATTCATCAAAAACCGCCATATGGACATTCAGCCCGTCAAGATTGGTGCTGTCCGTTGCCAGCGGCTTAATTTTACTTTTGGTTTTGTCAAAATAGATGCAATCCCGCGTCTGCCTGAAATGCTTTTTCAGCATAGGGGAGCTGTCAATTTGCGCATCGCATTCACCAAAAATTATTTTGGCCTGATCTTTTGAGTTTGCCAGTGTGTAAATCTCCGCGCCGCGCTCACCGTCTTTAGATGCACCAAAAACAGCATTTCCAACAGTCACCGTTGATTTCCCGTTGCCGGAACCCACAACAACAATTCCTTCGCGGAACCTCCGCAGCCCTGTTTTTTTGTCCACCCAGCCATATAAATTGCCCTCAATAAAATGCTGCCATGGCAAGACCTCCATCCGGTCATAATCGCCTTTGGAGGGAATGCAAAACTGTTCGATGAAATCAATTGGCCTGTAAGCTTTTTTTATATCAAACGTCCATGGAAAATCAGGTTCATCCATCTTTTTCAGTTCATCCATAAACCGCCGACATGCCAGTTTTACTTTTTTGCACGCAACGATTTTTCCGGTTAAGATATCATCAGCGTATTTGTAGCACCCGCTTGATTTGATCAGGTTAGAAAGCATCGAAGGCATCGCCACCACCCCCGCCGCTGCCCAGCATATCATTCAACTGTTTCATG